AGAAGTTTTAGACGTGGTGGACCAACGACTAAAAAATAATGGACGGAATAGACTTATTCTACAAATTAAAGAAACACCTTACGGATCATCAAGACGCTTTATCAAGTGCGATTTTAAATGGTCAAGTTGACAACCATGAAAAATATCAGTATATGGTAGGACAAGTAAGGGCGTACCAAACAATTTTACAGGAAATCTCTAACCTGCTAAAAAATAAGGAGCAAAATGAAGACAGCAGCACAGGAACCATCGTCGATATCTCAAGTAAAAACAAAACTTGAAATTCCCCAAACAGAATTAGTTGGTCTTAAGAAGACTAAAAAAATTACCAATCAAGCTCAAAAATTACCTCAACCTACGGGTTGGAGATTATTAATTTTACCGTTTAAAATGAAGGAAAAGACCAAAGGTGGAATTTTCATGGGACAAGATACATTAGAACGTCAACAAGTTGCTTCTCAATGTGGAAATGTTCTGGCGGTAGGACCTCATGCCTATAAGGATAAAGATAGATTTCCTAATGGTGCATGGTGTAAAGTAGGAGACTGGGTCATGTTTGCACGTTATGCAGGATCCAGAATAAAAATAGAAGGCGGTGAAGTTCGTCTGCTAAACGACGATGAAGTTTTAGCAACCATCAAGAATCCAGAGGATATCTTGCATGAATATTAACCATAGGGAGAAACTATGCCAAACGTAGAAAAAGAAAAAGATAAAATAATAGACTTGCCAACAGATGGACCTGATGTGGAAGTTACACTACCAGAAGAAACGGTTAAAGAAGGACCACAAGACGTAGCGGTTCCTGAAGTTAAACCGGAAGGTGAAGTAGAAGTCAAAGAAGAAGCACCTAAAAAAGAAACAGAAACTAAAGAACTTATACAAGAAGCACCTAAAGAAGAAGCACCTAAAGAAGAAGCAAAAGAAATTGATGAGTATGGGGAAGGCGTTAAAAAAAGAATCGCCAAACTTACTAAACGTATGCGTGAATCTGAACGTCAAAGAGATGAAGCAACACGTTATGCTCGTACAGTTATGAGTGATAAAAAATCTCTAGAAGAAAGATTAACTAAATTAGATACTGGATATGTATCTGAAATGGAAAATCGTATCACTTCAGGTCTTGAAGCAGCTAAGGGAAAATTAACTACTGCTAGAGAATCTGGAAACATAAACGACGAAGTTGATGCACAAAAACAAATTGCTAAACTCGGTTATGAAGAAGCAAGATTGGCTGAAATGAAGATTAACCAAGAAGCCAAAAAACCTAAAGAGAAGAGTGAATTAAATCAACAAACAAATATTCGACAAGAACCTCAAAGACCAGTACCAGATGCAAGAGCAACTGAATGGGCAGGGAAAAACAAGTGGTTTGGCAGCGATAATGCCATGACTTACACTGCGTTTGATATGCACAAAAAATTGGTTGAAGAGGAAGGTTACGATCCTCAATCTGAGGATTATTATGGAGAATTAGATAGAAGAATAAAACTTGAATTCCCCCATAAATTTGGTAATGTAACAGAACAAACGACTAAACCTACACAAACTGTAGCATCAGCTACGCGAAACGTTAAAAGAGGTACTGGTCGCACAACTGTGAAACTCACATCATCACAGGTAGCAATTGCTAAAAAACTGAATGTGCCACTTGAAGAATATGCTAAACAATTAAACGTAATAGAGGAGTAAATTGCATATGAAAAAAACTAAAACTGAAACTAAAAACGTTACAGAAGAAGTTAAAAGAGACCCTCGCGCGTCTGAGACACGGGAAGCTACAAAGCGACCTGTTGAATGGACACCACCCTCATCTTTAGATGCACCACCTGCGCCGGATGGTTTTCGACATAGATGGATAAGAGCTGAAAGTTTGGGCTTTGATGACACTAAAAATATCGCTGGTAAATTAAGATCAGGATATGTTTTGGTTATGGCGTCAGAGTACAAAGACACAGATTATCCAGTCGTACAAAACGGCAAACATAAGGGAGTGATCGGAGTTGGAGGTCTGTTGCTGGCCAGAATACCGAATGAGATCGCCGAAGCACGTCAGAAGTACTATAGCGACAAAGCTAAAGAACGGGATGATGCTCTCAGAACCGATTTACTGAAGGAACAGCACCCGAGCATGCCTATCAGTTATGATAGACGCTCTAGCAAATCTTTCGGTGGTAAGTAAGAGTTTTTTAACAAATACTAATCAACGAATTTAAATTAACCGTCACTGGAGGTCCTTGGGGACAGGTGACAACGGAGGAAACAACTATGGCTAATCAAGATGCCGCTTTCGGTCTTAGACCGTTAAAAACAGTTGGACAACAAGATGACTCTACTGGATTCAGCTCACATACAATTGATGCTGGTGAAGGTAGTGCGATGTATCAAGGTTCTGTAGTAAACGCTACAACTACTGGATTCGTCGATATTTCCGCAACTGACGCTGAGTTAAATCTCGGAGCCTTTTGGGGATGTTTCTATGTTGACCCAACTACACTAAAACCTACGTTTAAGAACTACTACCCTGGGAGCATAACACCTCCTTCTGGAAAAGATATTGAGGCGTTTGTTTATGACAGCCCTTATCAGATGTTTGAAATTCAATCAGCTGCTACAGGTGCTTCAGATCAATCAGACGTTTTCTCAACTTGTGATCTAGCTTCAAATGGTGGTAGAACTCGAGACGGAATGTCAACTGCGGAATGTGCAGACAGTTATGCTGCAGGTCCCGCTGTATTAAAAGTAATCGGTGTTTCTAGAGATCCTAAAAATAATGATATCACAGCAGCTAATGTAAATTGGCGTGTTCAGATTTGTATGCATATTTTGGGTTCTGGATCGATCGGGGTATAAGGAGAATAAATTATGGCAATATCACGACAACAACTCGTAAAAGAGCTTGAGCCTGGTTTAAACGCCTTGTTCGGCTTAGAGTACAAAAGATATGATCAAGAACATAAAGAAATTTATGTTACTGAATCATCTGACAGAGCTTTTGAAGAAGAAGTAATGTTATCAGGATTCGCGAACGCGGGAGTTAAACCGGAAGGTTCAGCAGTCAATTATGACGCTGCGCAAGAAACGTTTACAGCTCGTTATACGCATGAAACGCTTGCTTTAGCGTTTTCAATTACTGAAGAAGCGATTGAAGACAATCTGTATGACAGACTCGCGTCTCGTTATACAAAAGCACTAGCACGTTCAATGGCTAATGCTAAACAAGTTAAAGCGGCAAACGTCCTTAACAGAGGATTTAATAGTTCGTACACTGGCGGAGATGGTTTAGAATTGTTTTCTACTGCACACGTAATTGTTGCTGGAACAGAACAAAATGAACTATCAACTGCAGCAGACTTAAACGAAACTTCATTAGAGCAAGCAATGATTGACATTGCTGCGCTAACTGATGAAAGAGGTTTAAAAATTGCAGCTCAAGGAAGAAAAATGATTGTTCCTGCGGCGCTTCAATTTACTGCTGAAAGATTATTAAAATCTGTCGGTAGAACTGGAACAGCTGATAATGACATCAGTGCTGTTGTATCTATGAATGTGATCCCACAAGGTTATGTGGTTAATCACTATTTAACAGATACTGACGCATGGTTCATTAAAACAGATGTACCAAATGGACTAAAACACTTTGTTAGAGCACCAATCAAAACCGCTATGGAAGGCGATTTTGAAACTGGTAACGTTAGATACAAAGCTAGAGAAAGATACAGCTTCGGCTGGTCTGACTGGCGTGGTGTCTTCGGATCACCAGGTGCGTAATAGCAACTAAAACAAATTAATGAGGCGGCCTCAAAACCGCCTCATTTCGTTTATAAAGATAGAAATTACCTATGAAAAACTTCAGAATTCAAATCCGATATTGTGGCTATAGCGCTGACTTTAAAGTTACGTGTGAAGATACCCCTCAAAGTATTGAAAAAGCAATCCTTGACAAACTAGGAAAAAATGAGGTAAAGTTCGAAAAAAATGGATTTACCACTAAAACTGGTAAATGGATAACTTATGAGGAGGTTATCAATGACCGAAGACCTATACACTACGAAACGGTCCTTGGAGCTAGAATGGGAACAAGAGCACCTGAAGGAAGGGAAGCATAATATCCGTATGATCGAAATTAATAAGAAAATACAAGATATTATAAAACAAATTGTTGCCAAAGAGTTTGAAGCGGACACTCTTCAAACCAAAATACACGACGCCAAGGCTGAAGTTTCGATAGCCACTTAAGCGCTATTATAAAATCATACAAAAGCCACAGGATCACTTGCGCCAAATTTAAATTTGGGGTATAAATCACTTACTATACAATTATTAATTAGATTTAGACGCGTATAGTCGACGGCCTAGAGACTAGATCTTATAAACTAGGAGGATTATAATTATGGCAAATACAACGTTTTCGGGACCAGTAAGATCATTAAATGGTTTTATTAGTTTCGGACCTAAAGCAGTCGTTAGCTTAACAGCAACAGCAACTTTAACCGTTGCTGATCATGCAGGCAGATTATTGGTTTGCAATGCAGCAGCAGGTGAGTTTACTTTACCGACAATTTTAGCGGGAAGTTCATCAGCAGTAGCTGGAGCAAGTGACTACAACGTAGCAAGTAATCTGGGATGTACTTATACATTTCTGGTTCAAACTGCGTTTACAGCAGGTAAAATCAAAACAGACGGAACTGATGTGTTTATCGGTTATGCAAAGAGTCTAATGACTACTGCAGCAACTGGTGTAGCTTGGTTCCCTGGTGGTTCTGATACAGTCATGAGCTTTGATGGTTCTACTACAGGTGGAATTATTGGAACTTATGTTCAAGTTACAGCGACAGCGGATGATGAATATTTCGTGGATGCGATAATAAAATCATCTGGATCGCAAGCAACACCGTTTGGAACTTAATAATTAAAGTGCTCCTTCGGGAGCACTTTTAAGGAGATAAAATTATGGGTCAATTAAATATACAAGCTACTCGAGCAACGGCTGCAAGTGCAAGTGCTGTTATAACCCCACCGGTTAGAGTTTATTCAATTTCAATTGCATCTGATGGTGGTGGAGCAGGAATTTTAGAATTAACAACTACTTCAAATTCAGGAACAACAATTTTACATGTTGATGTCCCTACTACAGAAATTTATACTTTAAATTTTGCTGGAGGAATTTTATTCACTGCAGGAGTTTTTTGTAAAACATTTAC